ATTTTGCTTCTTCAACATCAATTCTAAATACTTCTCCTTCAATTCTGTATGATTTTAATAATGAATGAATATAATGTTCCAAACTTTTTACATTGATGTCTTCTAAGGATATTGAAAATTCAACATTGCCATTTTTTGAAATTTGTTTATAAGGTTTTATTCTTTTATGCAAATTTAAAGTTACTCCAATCTTTAATTCAGACGGAATTACTCTAACATCCATGTTATAAATATAAAGAGTTGTTTTATTACTCTTAATTGTTTCAAGTTCTTCACTTAATTTTTCTTTTTCTTCTTTTTCATTTTCAAGTTGTTGTTGCAATTCTGTATTTTGTTCTTCTAAAATCTCCTGAATAATTTCTTCCAATTTTAAATAATAATCGTGAATTTCATCCGCTTTTTTTGTTCCTGCTTTCATACAAAATTTTTTAAAGGTGTCAATATTTAATATAAATATTTCTTTATTATGACCTCCGTGACTTGTTACATCTTGCTTTGCCACCGGGCAAAGCAATAATTCTGTTGTCTTAACCTGATGGTTAAGCAATATTTTATAATCTTTATCAAGTGTAAAATGTCTTTCTAATAATCTTTTTGCATTTACCTTTTGACTAAACCCTACCCATTCCCATATATTATCTAAATCAATGACAAAATCTGTTTTTTTATTATAGTTCAAATAGCAGTAAAAGCTGGTAAGAAACAATTGTTGTTCATATTCTGTGAAATTTGTTTTAATTTTATCTAATAATTTCACATTATATGTCTGATTTAACCTTGTAATGGGATTTGTTTCAATAAGTTCAACAATGTTCAACGCTTGTTGCATCATATTATATATGTAAATGGTATATATCTTTAAGTTCTTTTGTTTTCATTTTATAATCATTTTTTTTAAAAGTAAAATCCCTCCTATCTACCACTTTGTCTTTTTCACGTTAATTTTTGGACCCGAACCGCGTTTCTTTGTATTAGCAGGGTCATATTGTTCTTCTTCATCATCCGATTGCACACCTTTGGACAATTCCCAGAATTCTTTTGACCCCAATTTAAAGTCATTATGCGCTTCTGCTTTGTACCAAAACACCTGATCTTGTAATTTGTTGGATTTTACATTGTTATTAATAACCAAACATTCATAATTCTCTGTGCATTGGTCCATTACCTGAGCAAATGATTCATATGTCGGAAACATGCCTGCATAATTTTCATAAATTCTTTTGCGATTTGCGATATAATTATCTCTCAAAATAAAAACATAATCTATATTCGTTCTAAGGGTTGGAGGCACGCCCAAAGGATATTGCATTGTGACGATTAAAATTACCTTCCAGTGCCTTCCATTGAGAAAAAGTAATCGCATTATTTTATCTCTAGACCATGCATTGTCATACAAGCAGTCATCCATAATGACAAAAGTTCGTGGATCGATATTAGATTTTTTATAAGTTTCCATTTCTTTTTTAATTTGTTTCAAAACAGAACGCTGTCGTTTTAATATATTTTCAATAATGGCAGTATTGTATTCATTGTGAATAAATAGTTTAGGAACCATTTTGCCATAAAATCCGTTGCCTTCTTCTGTGCCTGAGATGACAGTTCCAATTGGAATATCTTGATGATAATACAATAAATCTCTCACTAAAAACGATTTACCTGTGTCTCGTCGTCCTAATAAGAAAATAACGGGTCCTTTAGAATCATTTGGTTTAAAAGAAATACTTTTCATGTCAAATTTTTTCAATTCTAGCGACATTTATATTTAATGCCGGTTTTAATAAATAATAATTATTACGCAATATATCAAGAAAGAGAGAAAAAAGAATGAAAAAACTCAACAATAAGTTAAAAAGAAATATAATTTATATGTTAAATACCTATTAATGATATTTAATGTGAATTATCAAAAAAGAAAAAATCAGGAATTATTTCTTACTTTAGAAAATAAACATACTTTATTTCTCTCTAAAACGCAAAATTATATACCAGTATATGATAGATTTTTTACATTAAATGAATCAAATTATAAAAATGTGAATTTAAATCATACTTGGTATTTAACTTCTGTAAAAGAAAAAAAGTACGATGAAGACAATGCTTATATAGGAAATGTTAAAAATATAAATAGTCAAAAGGTAAAATCAAAACCACTGTTTTTTAAATATGCTCCACTTCTTGACCCATATAAATATTTATTGGGTAAATATGACATTACTAATCCAAATTTGTTTAATTTGCCAACACGACACGAAACAGAACAACAATTGGTGCATTCTAAAATGATGGATGTAAACAATGCCGCATATGTGGACGGATTGTTTGTCTACTTGTCTAGTTTTTTAATTCATAATAATAATTTTATCAATGGTGTAGATTTCTATGGTTCTTTTCTCTCTATTAAACAAAAATATAGAATCAATGTAGAGGATGACATTGAATATTTAATGAAATCTCCTTTTTTTAATGAACACAAAAATAAATTATTTACAGTGGACGAATATGAACATTTATTTCAAGATAATTTTGATAAAAAAGAGCCTATTAAAATTGATGCGACTGAATCAGTGAATATATTTGCGGATGTTATTACAGATAATTTATTTGACAATGTATTTGATGAAAATTGTTTGACCCTGGACAATGTAAAAGATTTATCATTAGATTTGATTGATATTACACATTCAACCATGGACACATCTTCATCAAATATTACAACTACATTGAAATCAGGCTCGTCTTTTTCATCAAGGTCTTCTTATACATCAAATTCAGAAAATTCAAAACAACGTAAGGAGTATGAATATGATGCGGATAATGATGATGCGGATAATGATGATGCGGATAATGATGATGCGGATAATGATGATGATGTGGACAATGATGTGGATAATGATGATGATGCGAATAATGTGGATAATAATAAAAAAGACAAAAAAAAACAAGAAGATAATGAAGAAGACGACACAAATGATGATGAAAGTAATAGTGGAAGTAGTGATGAAGAGGAAGAACTCAAGGCAACCATAAAAGAATTTCCGGTTCATGTAATTTGTATGGAAAAATGTGACAATACCTTGGACAGTCTTATTTTAAATGACCAGTTTGAAAATGACAATGAATGGTTTGCTGCATTCATGCAAATAATTATGATTTTAATAACATATCAAAAGGTGTTTTCTCTCACACATAATGATTTACATACAAACAATATTATGTATTGTGAAACGAAATTAAAATATGTCTCTTATTTGTATAAAAATAAATATTATAAAGTGCCAACATTTGGCAGAATTTTCAAAATCATAGATTTCGGAAGAAGCATTTATAAATTTCAAAACAAGCTATTTTGTAGCGATAGTTTTGAATATAAAGGCGACGCTTCTTCCCAATATAATACAGAACCTTTTTTAAATGACAAAAAACCAAGATTAGACCCGAATTATAGTTTTGATTTATGCCGGTTGGCATGTTCTATATTTGATTATGTAGTAGATGATGTAAATGATGTTAAAAATTTGAAAAAATGCACGCCCCTGGTAAGATTAATTGTAGAGTGGTGTTTAGACGACAAAGGTGTAAATTTGTTATATAAAAACAATGGTGCAGAACGATATCCTGATTTTAAATTATATAAAATGATTGCTAGATGTGTTCATAAACACACTCCTCAGGCGCAATTAGAGAGAGAAGAATTCAAACATTTTTTGTCAACGAAAAATGATGTTTCTCTCAATGAATTAATAAATATTGATGCAATGATTCCACATATTTAATTCTTCACCATTTAATACTTTTAAAATGTTAAAAGTATTAAACTAAAAATTGAATTGCTTAAAAACACGCCTGTTACTTTTAATACAATATAAATTTAATATGAATCTTGAAAGTGAACCAACATCAGAATTGATTGTAAACAAAGGTACTGGTGCTGGCGGAGCCAATACAAACTTAAATGGTAAAAAATTCGAGTATAAAACAAACAATATACCCAGATTGATTGAGAATGGGTATGAAAAAATAATATTAAATAAAAAAACAAACTATGGTTATTATTTAACAAAAACGTTTGAAGATAAAAAAATAATCTTTGTCTCTCAATCTGGTTTAAAATATTATATAAAACATAAATACAATATAGAACTATTTAAATGTCCAGATGAAGCATATATTATTGAATACAACACCGGCAAAAAAGTAATTAAAATTTTGGAAAAAAAGGAACAGAATGTAGAAGGCTCTGTTGATACAAAGTTAATGGCAGGTCCATTGTTTAAAGAAGAGTATGAAGAAGCACTTGAAGCGTTTTGTGTAAGCAAATTTTTACAAGATAAAATTATGTCCCTTAACAAAAAATATATAATATTTAATAAGTTAATGAAAAAGCACAATATCGCAATATTATTTGGAGATGATGAAAATTATTTTGAAACTGTTGACAACTGGATTGACTCACTTTAATAATTCTTTATAATTAATTCTGTTGTTTTTGCTTCTGGATTTTTACTATTTATGCTCCTTTTTGCGGTTATAAATTGAACATTATATTTTTCTTCTGGAAAATGTTGTTTTACAAAATCAGTATTTGAATTACTCATCATAAATTTACTATTGTTTAATTCATTGCATAAATTAAACAATTGTGTATGTTTTTCAATACCAAACCCATGTTCGGTATATCCTACAAATGAAGTATCTGTTTCTTTATTATATGGCGGGTCAAGATAGACAAAATCATCTGATTCAATCATGTTTAAAGATGTGTTAAAATCGCAACATTCAAAAATGACATTTTGAATTAGTTCGTGTATTTCGCATAAATGTTCCTTGTTCATTATTTCAGGATTATTGTAATGTCCATAAGGAACATTAAACCCTCTCGGTCCAACTCTAAAAACACCTCTAAAACATGTTTTATTCAAAAATATAAACATGGCTGAACCAATCACCAATTTTTTATCATCGCATCCTAATTTGTTATATTCACTTCTAATCCAATAATAGTAATTTTCTTTTGCTATTTTGGCTTCATCAATGTTTGCTGGGGTTCTGTTTATTTCGCCATTGCCACAAGAATTCAACACTGTTATTAATGTTTGTATTTCATTGTACAATTCATCATGATTTGATTGAATGTTTTTA